TGTTTATTGGCCTATTAATTATTCATCGTATTATTACATATGTTCCAACTTATAGTGGAATGGAATACCCTGAATATAGTATTATATTCAATATTTTAGCAATATTAATGATCACATTAAGTTTACAAACTAAACTTGGAGAGAAAGTAAGTATTTTAGTAGATCGTATCACAGAATTATGGGAAGGTCCGCAATCAAAAATGAAAAATAATGGTAAGAAGGGTAATGGAAATGCAAATGTCAAGGTTTCACAACCTATTTCAGGACAAAATATGGGAATGTCAATGTCAATGCCACCAAATACAATACCAAGTAACCAATCTGCAATGAACCAATCTTTATATGGTGGAAGTACATCAATTAATCAATTACCTAATGATTCATCAGATCAATCGTATACACAAAGCAGACAACAACTTCCTAATTACAATAACATGTATCAACAAGATACTACACCATTGGTTGGTGCCGCTACACCAGGAATGGCCGAAGCATTTTCAGAACCAATGGCCGCTAATTCAGTTTTAGGAGGTGGCGCATTTGGTTCATGGTAATCAACCTTTAGAAAAGGTTGAGCCAAAAAACACTCTTTCCACCTTTGACAAAGGTTGAGCCAAAAAACACTCTTTCCACCTTTGACAAAGGTTGAGCCAAAACACCATTTCCACCTCTGACAAAGGTTGAGCCAAACACACCATTTCCACCTCTGACAAAGGTTGAGCCAAAATTTCTATCCTGTGGGTTTTTGTCTTTTTTATGTAAAAAAGATAAAAAAGATTAAAATATAAAGATATGATTTGAATTTATTTATATAAAATTATGAAAAATATTTTAACTGTTTTTGCAGGAAGAAAACAAAATTTAGAATTATTAATAAAATATTTAAAAAAAGCATTAGAATTAAAAATACTTGATGAAATTCATTTTTGGAATTATACTAGAAATTCAAATGACGAAGAATACTTAAAAACTATAAGTAATTTGAAAAGAACAAGTAGCAAATCTAACAATGAATACATTCAAATATTTACTCCTGTAATAGATAATTCATTTACATTTGAAATAACAGATTCTCGCGATGTTTATATTAAAATAAAAGATACTCAACAAAATATTGAATATGAAATTGTTTTAGAAGATTGGAACAACAATGTAAAAAATGTAAAATCTACTATTACCAAAAATAATAGTGAATTATGTACTTTATCACAAAGTAGTATTAATATTACTGATAATTTTGATAAAAAAACTATTACAGTTTGTATTTGTGAAAATAATCTAATTGTATTTTTGAATAAGCAAAAAATTGTTATTTGTGAAATTAAAGAAAATATTGCAATAGATAATATTTATATTAAAACTGGTAACAATAGTGTTGGTAATATTACATATGATACAGTGAAGAATCATAATTTTTATTTTATGGATACTTGCGAAAAAAGCTGGAAAAATTATTATAATTATTATGATAATGTAATTTTTAAAGATGATGTAATTATTAAATGCGACGACGATATTGTTTTTATTGATTTAAATAAATTACCACAGTTTATTGATTTTATAAAAAATAAAGGGGATGATTATGATTTAATTTATGCAAATACAATTAACAATAATGTATCTGCTTATTTTCAACAAAATAAATACGAGTTGATACCAAAAGATTTAATGATTCTTGAATATCCTCCAGAAGGTAGATGTGGTACTTTATGGGAAAGTGGTGAAAAAGCAGAAATATTACATAATTATTTTATAGAAAATAATCAAAAATTTTTAAATTACGATTATAATAACGATATAATAGAAATAACTAGTAGATTTAGTATTAATTTTATTGGATATAAAGGTAATAAATGGTACAAAATAAAAGATGCCTGTTTACATAATAACGAGGACGAATACAATTTAACATTTGATTATGTAAAAAATAGAGGGTTTAAAAATATTTTATACGCTGATTTTTATGTATCACATTTGTCATTCTTTTCGCAAACTCACGCAATGAACATAGATGATTTAATAAGTAAATATAGTGTTTTATATTCTAAAATACATCAACTTAACTTGTAAATATATAAACATAACTGTATTAATTATATATTTAGTATAACTATAATTACATGGACGTTGATAAACTTTTAAAAGCATTAGACGATGATTCAAATGAAAATTTATTGAATTTTACTTCTAAAAAAATAACTGAAATGAATTTAAAAATTATCAATGAATTACAATTGGAACGAAAAGAAGCCTTGGAATTAATGAAAAAGTTAAAGGGTTATCGTTACATAGATGAATTGAATGATTTGAAATATGGAACATATCTTAGATGGATTCCACTTCAAGACCCAAATAATATACATATAACAAAAGGAGCATTGTTTTGTGAATATAAAATAAAGGAAGATGGTGTATATGTTATATGTAAAAATTTCGGATATTCAAGTAAATATTTTCAAATAAAATTAGATGAAAATTTAGTATTTCAAAAATTGACTGACCAAGAAATGGTATTACTTTCCGCGTTGGACCATTTATCAAAATAAAATACTATTTTATAGCAAAATAAAATACTATAATATTATAAAATGACCAACCAATATTTAAGAGCCTTTGTTATAGGTTCTTCTTTTTTTGTCTTTATTCCATATTTTATAGCGGTGAGATCATTTGATAAAAATTTAGTAAATTACAGTTATGAAAATTATACATTGTACGCACCTATTGGGTTAGGTTTGTATAACGTTCTTTCATTGTATATTGCAAACCAATTTAATCTTACAAAAAGAAATAGGTTTTTTCTAATAAGTATATTAGCACCTACTTTAGTTGCGTTAACTGTATACTTTCTTAAAGCATATAATTATACTATAAACCAATGGTTTAATCACATATGGAAATTGTATTTATTGTATTTTGTAGTCTTCAATTTTGTTGTCTATTATTTAGATAAACGTGTATAAAATGCATTAGTTCATTGTTTCCTATTCTTTCTCGTCTTATTAAATTTTACATAACGCCTTCCTTTACATTTGAATTTACCACGAGTCAACCCTTTCCTATTAAAAATTGTCTTTGTGCATATACCAATTGCTCTTGGTTCATTTTTTGAAGTAGGATCTACCTTTTTAATACATTTGCATAATTTTAATGCTAATATTTTTTCACCTTCCTCTTTAAGTAATTGTCTAGATTTAGGTATAGGCAGGTTATAAAATTTTAATATTTGAATGTAATCGTTGTTATGCATATTCATTATTGAATTCATTTTTTAGTCTTATTAGTTTTTACCTAAATTATATGAATATTTTAAATTTGTAGTAGAAATAAAAATATATGTAAAAGTTAAAAAATATACATAATATATCCACAAAATACCTAAAATATTAAATGAAGATTGTCGTATTTGATTTAGACGAAACTCTAGGATATTTTGTTGAATTCGGTATATTTTGGGATAGTTTATCCTTGTATGTATCAAAGTATTTAAATAAAGATTTGAATCAACGCGATTTTAATAGTGTAATGGATTTATACCCGGAATTTTTTAGGCCAAATATAATGAATATTCTTAGTTATTTAAAAAATAAAAAACAATCCAAAGAGTGTCAAAAAATAATGATATATACAAATAATCAGGGTTCACGAAAATGGTGTGAACAAATAGTTTCTTATTTTGAAACAAAACTCAACAAATATAAATTATTTGACCAAATAATTTCAGCGTTTAAAATAAATGGAAAACAAATAGAATTTTGCAGAACAACAAATAATAAAACATATACAGATTTTATACGTTGCACAAAAGTTCCAACAAACGCTGAAATTTTCTACCTAGATGATACTTTTTATCCCGAAATGTCAAATGAAAATATTTACTATATTAATATCAAACCATATATACACGCTTTACCTTTTAATGAAATATACAAACGTTTTTTAGATAGCAAACTAATTATACCTGACGCGTTAAATGAATTCATTGATTTCATGAATAAACAAATAAAAAGATATAATTTCAAGGTAATTCAAAAACACAATGACGATTACGAAATAGATAAAATTTTAAGTAAAAAAATAATGGTTCATTTACATGAATTTTTTGACAACAAATGAAAATCTCCTAAAAAAATACAAAACCAAAAACAGTAGTGGTAAAAATAAATAAACCAGCGCTAAACGCAATTTTTCGGTCTAAACTAGTAAATTCATATTTTGTTCTGAAAGGATTGAATCTGTATATCAAAAATAAACAAATGTAAATTCTTACATAATTATCAATTACATCTAAATGTTTTTTTGCCATAGCAGAAATACCGAACGCGTATAAAAAAATTAGTATATACGTTAAGGTAATAAAACCGTCAAAGAATAATTCTTGATATCCGTGAAGTGCTTGTTTTGAAATTATCATATAAGTTTATGTAATCTTATATAATAACACACTTTTTTAATTTTTACAAAACAAAATTTAAGCAAATTAATAAAATTATGCTAGGTAATAATACATAGGGTTTATTTTTCCTAGATTGGTCACGTTGTTAGATGTATCATCATAATATACATCCAAAGTTCTAGCACTAGGATCAGTTGCGTTGCTATAACGCGGCATCCAAAAATAAGGGACTATTTTCTCACAATGTGGATAATAAGAATCAAATAACCTTTTATAATATAACTTTTCTGTTTCTATGTTAATTGGATATTTATCAATAATATTTTCTTCATAATAATGTTCTAATTTTAATGTAGTTGATATGAACTCTTGCAAAATAACGTATAAAGATCGTCCTTTGCTAGTTACACCATCACTAAACGCCTCTTTACGTCTCCATAATATCTCATCAGGTAACAATTGTTTTCCGTATATATCTTGAAAATTTGCAAATGTAAAACTGTTTCTGATAAAATATTTTTCAACAATTTTATTTTTATCAAAGCGTTCTTTTTGCGGAATAGATAAATAATAATTTACAAATGTTTTATCTAAAAATGGGGTTCGCGGCTCTAGACCATGCGAAGATATACATTTATCCGATCTCAAAACATCAAATAAATGAATATCCCTCAACAAACGTCGTGTTTCACAATCAAACTCAATACAATCCGGACATTTTTTCATATACAAATAACCTCCACTTAATTCATCTGAACCATCTCCATTAAATATTACTTTTGCATCACTATTTTTACTAATATATTTTCCTAATAAATAATTTCCAATACTCGCTCTAATACTTGTTGTATCATAACTTTCAATCGCATAAATCACTTCAGGAATAACGTCAAACATTTCTTTTTCTGTTACAATAATTTCAGTATGTTTTGTTCCAAGATAATCGGCAACAATTTTAGCATACTTAAGGTCTTCCGAATCTTTCAACCCAATGCTATATGTTTCAATTGTCTTATCTGGACCAAACTCCATTTTGTAAAAATGGTTAACAAGAGCTGTTATTAAGCTACTATCTAAGCCTCCTGATAATAAGCATGCAATAGGGCGCTCTGTGTTTAAACACCTCTTTTTTACAGCATCACATAAATATTTAACAATATTTTTCTCATAGTTTTCTGTTTCAATGGTAGAATCTATATACGAATTATAATAATTTAAATTACATGGAAAAGATGGCGTGAAATACCGGTGATTTTCTTTAATAACCTTCCATTTTGAGCACGCCAAACTAGACAATTTATATGTGGAAAAAGTACCTGGTTCAAATTGCTCAATGGTGAATTTGTTAATAGAACCGTTTTTTTTATCTATTTTCAAAAATTCATTCAAACATTTCAATTCAGATGCACATCCAATCGTATAATCACTTTTTAATAAATATAGTGGTCTAACACCGTACGGGTCTCTAGCAAAATAAATAAAATTATCTAGATCATTTTCTAGTCTTAAATCATATAATACAAAAGAAAATACACCATCTAACATTTGTAACGTTTGTTCCATTCCATATTTTAGATATAAATGAACAATGACCTCGCAATCGGAATTAGTTGTAGGTATTACACCCATCAATTCATATAAATATTTGTAGTTGTATATTTCACCGTTACATATTAATACAATGTTATTTATGTTAAAAGGCTGATTAGAAATCTCGTCTATTCCATTTATGGCTAATCTATGAAAACCTAAAAATATTTTGTGAAAAGAAATAAATTTAGAATCTTCTGGGCCTCTATTAACACCCTTGACAAATTGTTCTTTGTAAAATTGTTCATTACTTTTTTCACCATTTAAGATACAAAATATACCACACATTCTAAGTAGTTGTAATATTATCAATACAAATCTTTATATAATTTAATAAAATAATAAAATAAAAATAATATCATAGTGTATAGTAATTAAATGAGTTATAATAACAACAATGTTAATAATAATATGAAAAGTGAATGTGTATCTGAAATTCATAATACCACAAATAGAAGAATTTATGATAGAAATGTTCCTTCCCAAATGCTGCAACAATACATAGATGTTAGACCTGTTATGACAAAGTATTCTTATTTACCAATAGTTGACCCAAGAAAAGAAGTTGATGTAAGAATGAATCAATATCCTACATTCAATCCACATACAGTATTTAATCCAGGAAATACTCAATCGCCATGGTCAGGATTCGCGTCTAGTATAAACACAGAATCTGAATTAAGAAATCAAATTTATGCATTACAAAAATGTAGTCAAGCTGTTTATGTTCCAAATAGTAATAGCGATTTGTACAATTATTCGTTTAAACCAAATATGAGTGAAGGTAATAATTATAACCAACACAATTTATTGTTCAAACAAGACAACTTTGATAGTTTTAATCCAAACCCGGATCCAAACGTAGTTGGTACATACATGTTTTCTAACCCAACTCGTGCACAAGTAAAAGATTTAGCATAAATTTTTTGTATAATAATAATATTAATATTATTATTATATACACATATAATAATATGAAAGGAGGAAGGTCTGTGTCAACAGAAAATGAGAGAATAAATGAGGCTTTAAATGGAAATTATACACCCCTTATAAATGCTATAATTAGAGGAGATATTAATCAAATTAGAAACGTATTACGTCCAGGTGAAGTTGCAAATCAAAGAGATAATAAATATAACTGGTGTCCATTAAAATGGCTTGAATTCGTTCGTTTTTATGGTAATCGTTATAGTCGTGAAGACTATGAAGATTTAATACGACTTTTACTTGAAAATGGGTCAAGAACATGTTTTGACGATTATCATATACAGGAAGATAGTTACAATTTTTCACCGGTTGTATTAGATATAGACGAGGCACTTGAAAAAATACGTAAAGAAAGTGAAGAAGATGAAGAAGATAACGATCATTACGAAAATAATAGAACAAACACATCTGGTGGAAGACGTAGAAGAAAAATGCGAAAAAGTATGAAGACTAGAAAGAGTAGAAAACCCAAGAACTCTAGAAAAGGAAAAAGAACTACAACCAAAAAGCGTAAACATACCAAAAAATAAATCACAATACTATACAATAATTTTATTCATTATTATATAATGTCAGAAAATATAATGCATCAAATAACTTTAGATTGTTTATTAAATAAAGAAATTTATGAAAAAATGCAACATAATTTCAAAAACACCAAAATTGTGAATAAAAAAGACAAGAAGTTTTACAGAAAACGAATATTAAATTTAACTCGGGAATTGTTGTTAAAAAAAGACGATAATTATAATGAAATCAACCCCGATATTAAGTTTACATTTGATAATTATGTTAAAACTTGTATACAATATTTTAAAATAATAGACAACAATGACATCATACAAGAAGAATACAAAGATTTTAATGCAGAGTTGGATAATCATGATGATTTGAATATAAACAATAATAATAATTGTTATGATAAAGAAAAAGATAAGTTATTTATGCGTTCAATAAAGATGCCTAACGGTTTAGAAAAGTTTGTAAAAATAACAACAACAAAAAAACCGGAAGAAATCATATTACCAAAAATAAAAGAAATAGATTTGAAAGAACCTACTTTAAGAATGAAAGGAATTCAAACAATTCAAGGAATTCCAAAAAAAGAAAATATCATTATAAAATAAGATGCGAATTAAAAAATATAAGAACAATAAAACTAAAAATTTGAATAAAAAAAAATATCAAAGGGGAAAAGGAACGAGAAAAAATAAGAGTATTCGTAATTCAATGAAACAAGATAATTCACCTCATTCTCACAGTCATGATTTAAAAAATACACCAATAGAACTTAATAAAGTTAACTGCAGTCCAAAAGATAAAAAAGAAATCAAAAAATATACATGTTATACTGATACATCACTATTTAAATTGAGGGACAAATGGAACTTACGTCATCCTGATGTAAAAATATTGACAAATGACTCAAAAGAAATTCATAAACTTTTGTCAAATTATTTAAGTGATGTATGCAACAAAGAATCGTGCTGGTTGAAACAAAAAGATGAATTCGGACAATTAGATGAAGATTTTAAAGAGTCATTTGCTCCTGAATCACCATATGAATGGAAAAAAAATCCAAATGAATGGCTATCAAGTGTAGACATCATAAAAGTAATGAAACAATATGAAAAAGCATACAAATGTTTTGATTTTATAGGTCCTTCGCCGATTGATTTTGATAAAAAAAAAATATACGGAGAATGTGTATGGGAAGAATTATGTAATTTCAATTTAGAAGACCAAATTAAAAAAGGTAAAACAAAAATTGGAATCATATTTAATACCGATCCTCACGATAAGCCTGGCGAACATTGGATTTCCATGTTTGTAAACATCAAAAAAGGCAAAATTTATTTCTTTGATAGCGTGGGACGAAAAGCACCGCCTGAAATAATGAAATTTGTAGAAAACTTACAATCGCAAGGAAAACAATTGAAACCTAAAATTAATTTTGTGTATGATGAGAATCATCCGGTTGAACATCAATATGGTAACACTGAATGTGGTATTTACAGTATTTTTTTCATTGTCCATATGTTACAAGATAAATTAACAGAGCATTATTTAAAAACACATGTTTTAAAGGATAAATATATGGAAAAATTTAGAAAAATTTATTTCAACGAACAATTATAATTTAAAGTTATAAGTTAGACTATATATATCTTACAACTTGCATC